GGGGGTGTGCAGTAAAACACGTGAATATGAGAATTTCCCCATAAATATTTAATGGAAATCTCAAGAATAATTAAATTATAATGATAAAATTCTTAGATAAAGGTATTGACAAATACAGTCAAGTATGCAGTGATAGACAAGGCACAGTAAAGCACGAACGTTACCAGTAAAATTAAGGGTTGACAATCGTATAATAATATGTATAGTCCTATTAAATGAGAAAAATTACAGCGTTCTCACAGACTGTTCAAAGAGATGATTTTAATAAAACTAATTTAAAATAAAATCAATAGAGTTATTAAACAACCTTAACATTTTCTTAAACAATAACGAAATAATTACACTTCACTACCCTTACATGTTAGATGTGTGCTATAATAGGTTTATAGAAAAGGAGATACAAATATGACTTTTGATGAAGCTATTACAAAATTTGAACAGGGCGCAAACGTGTATGAAATTATTTTAAATTTGCGTGACGAATATGCACCAACAGTTGAAATGACACAAGAACAGTATCAACAATTTATTGATTTCAGAAAGAGAACAGATTCTGTTCAAACACACGCCGTAACATTACATGATAAAAAAACCAAATATCCCGAGTTTTTAAATGATTCAGTGGGTGGAGTGTACGGAAGACTATTTTTGCAAGCATGGTTACATCCAGAAACAATCAAGATAGTTAGCGAATAGTTAAAGAAAACAAAAGAAAGTATTTAAGGAGTTTTATAAATGACAACACTAAAAATATGGAACAGTAACGAAACAAAGACGGTGGATAGCACGAAGCCACCACGCAAGCAACAAACTGTTAAGCGCACAATTGTGAAGCATTGGTAAAGGGGTATGTTTATGCTTAGTAACAAAAAACTTAAAGAAATAGAAGAAAGAATTGAATTATTCGTTAGAATTAAAAGCGAAATTATACAAAGAGATGAAAAAATAATTGATAGATTACAACGTCGAGTTGATTATTTAGAATGTTTATTTAATAAAATTGACACTGATTCGTTTTATCCAAAAGTAATAAAAGAAACAAAAGAAACACATCGAACACTTGGTACTCATGAGTTTGAAGTTTCTAATAGAGTAACATTTGAAGATATAAAAACAATGTTAGATTTAAACTTCAAAAGTCATTACGATATTTTTATGTGTGGATCAGAGCATTCAAAAACTGTTATGGTTAAATTGATTTTTGATGATACTTATTATAACGATAAAGCAGTTAAATCTTTAAAAGTTATAAAAGAATATTTGAAACATAGTAAGAGGATATGAAATGAACTTACAAGTAGGAAACAAAAAAATAAAGGTAGACCGCGTTCTACTGTTTGGAACGTCAAAACGAGCGTATAACCTCGATGGTTACGTTTTAAACGGCAACGGTGTACCGTTGGGTTATGATGATCGTTATAGTGACCAGAAGACACGCAAGGTTGTTAATTTAAATGATATTAAACCAACACAAGCAGGTTATTTTCCTCATTTAACTCGTGAGCATAAAGCATTAATTAATGCAATTTGTGATTATGCTATCGTTTACAAAGGTGTATCTATTAAGAACAATGAAAGAATAAAGGTGTTAGACTAATGATTAAATTTCCTGTAACGATAAAAAATGATTTAGCGGATTTTTTTAAAATTACCAATAACGGTAAAGTTCCGGTTAGGATAGCTTTAAATTATGTGTGGCAAAATTCGACCACCTATATAGATTTATTTCATTGGCTTTTTAATGTAAGTGATTGTGAAATGAATCAAGTAAAATTTGCTAACTTTTTAGGTGGTAGCGATTACGAGTTCACTGACTACGAATACACGTACCAAACAAAAGACGGTCGTTTTATCGGGTACAATGAAAGCACAAAAGTGTTCACATTAGGTATTAAAGGAAACGTATTGGGTAACAAAATTCGAAACAATTTAACTCGCGACGATATACTAGATAGCCCTTTCGACATCAACAAACTAATAGAGGTACCATATAATGGCGAAGAAGAAAACGCTGACTGAACAGCGATTAACAAAGTACCGTAGGCGTTCACTTGCGATTGCTGACGTGTTGCCAACACCAACTGAATATAATAAGATGGTGCAAGCAGACAGGCGCCGTATTCAATCGGTGATGCGACAATTGGATAGACGTAGCCAACCAACGGTTACACAACAAATTGACGCTGTTTCTAAAATTCTTAAAACTAGTGTTAAGAATGCTAAAAAATGGTCTAAAGCAAATTCAATTGAACGTAATTATAAATTTTTAACTGAATTAACGGATACAAATGGAAACGAAATTTTTGAAAAGCGTGAAATTATGACGAAGTACAAACGGCTTGTGTCAGCTTCACATAATCAAATACGCGAGAACTTATCTAATTTTGAAATTTATGCTAGTGATGACGGATCATATCACGAATGGACACCGGACTTTAACGGATTATATTTCAAAAATAAGAATGTGCTGGTAGACTTTATTATGAGGAATGCCAAAATAGAATGAAAAGAGGAATTTACGTAGCGGATTTTGAAACATCATATACAGATGAAAATAGAAATCAACGCCACGTAGTTCTTTCCGGTATGCGTGGTGTTAACAATGAATTTGTTAGCTACAAATACACTATAAAAGATTTTGTTGATGATGTTCAGAAGTTAATGCAATCTGACGATAAAGTTTATATTTATTTTCATAATCTTGATTATGATGTGTCTTACATTGAAGATTACTTTTTAAGAAATAATTTGCAATTTGAAGAAACACGCGATGCCAATTCAAAAACAATTTATGCTTTAAAATATGAAAATGTTACCCTATTAGATTCGTTAAAGTTATACCCCGCTTCACTTGAAAAAATTGGTGAAACGATTGGTATTGCAAAATTAGTTCATACTTATGATTATCAAAAAATACGGCGATCAAAAGATGATTTTAATGAAAAAGAAGTTGATTATTTTAAACGCGATGTAGATGTTTTACATGAATTAATGGTGCAACATTTTAAAACACACCGGTCATTGAAATTAACCCGCGCGGCGTATGCTTATTCTGATTTGTATCGTTCAGTACGTAAATATCATAAAGATGATTTTCCAAAGATATTTGACGTTCCAATGACTTTAGAACAAAATAATTATATTCGTCAGTCTTATTACGGCGGTTTTAGTTATCTTGATGATAAATTTGCTGAAAAGAATTTAAAAAACGGTTTTACTCTTGATGTTAACTCTTTATATCCTTATGTCATGACAACCGATTTCCCGAATTGGGAAAATAGTTATGAAACAGATACAATTCCTAACAAAGAATTTTATCTAATTGATATTAGAATTAAGAAATTAAAATTAAAAAATAAAGCTGTTCCAGTTTTACCAAAGAAAATGTTTAACGGCCAATCTGCTGCCGTCAAGTCATTAGAAGATTTAGCTGATACGCACGCAGTATTTACGTCAATTGACTTTAAACATATTTTAAAAAATTATAATATTGAATATGATATTATAAAAATTACGGTTTATCCTGAAATAATAAAAAAGCCATTCGTTGAATTTATTGCTAAAAACAATAAAGGAAAAGAAGAAGCAGCCGAACTAAAAGATGCGTATCACAAATTATTATTTAAACTTTCGAATAACTCATCATACGGAAAATTTGCGCAGTCAACAGCGTTCGAAAATGTACACCCTTATATAAATGAAAAAGACACCGTGGGTTTTTATGTAGACAAGGTTGAAACAGCGGATAAGGTAAAAAATATACTGATAGCAACATTTATTACAGCAAAAGCACGTAATGTGTTATTTAATATGATATACGCTATTAACAACACTAAAGGGTTATCTTTTGTTTATAGTGATACGGATAGCGTACACGTGGTTGAGAAAGTTCCTGATGCAATTAATTTGCTTGATGTTGAATTGTCTCCCTCAAAATTGGGTGCTTGGAAAATCGAAAGTAAGTTTACAAGAGCAAAGTTTTTACGTTCTAAAGTATATGTTGAAATTGATGATGAATTTGTGCACACGTTTGGGAGTGATCATTACCAAATTAAAGCGGCGGGTATTACTGATCAGGGTAAAGAAAAGATATTTGATATGATTGAAGCTAAAGGATTGAAAGCTTTTAAGTTTGGAATGGTATTACCCGCTACACAAAAAAGACATATGCCAGGTGGATATGATATTGTTGACATCACAAAGACAATTAAAAGACAAACAGCAATTTCAAAAAATGTCACGTTAATTAGTTGACTTCCCTACCCTTACATGTTATACTTTAATTACAGTAAAGGAGAAGTAAAATGAATATTAGAACAGCACCAGACATGAGAACACAAACAATTTTAAACGCAGAGTTCCGCTTAAATGAATTGATTGAATTGCAATCGGAGAAAGGGTTATTCAGCTTAGACTCTGACGAATATCCAGAAATAAAAGGAGTTATTCATAGAAATTCTGAACAGCTTAAAAAATTAGGTTATGAAATTTTAGAAAGCGTTGAGATGGAACGGATTATTTTATCATGGTGAAACAATTTAAAGGGTACCTTGTCAAGGTAAAAAACGATTGGTATGCTGTAAAATCAATTACAAAAGTAATGACGAGTAACACTTATCAGTATGAGTTGGAAGACCTAAATTTTGCAGATTTTGCAATTAATTTTGATCCAGAATATTTAAAACTAACGCACGCTAAAAATTTAGCTAATCAAATGAACGCAATCTCTAAAAGGCTTTATGGATACCATTGTGTTAGTCTGTATGGTATTAGAGAAAATTTAACTTCACTTGAATTAATTTAAATTATGTCCGCAATGACGCTTAAACTACGAGAAAAGGAGTCATAACATGACTAAAGTATTAATGGACGTTAAAGACGCAGTTTTGGAATCAGTAATTGGATTTAGAGGTTCAAAAGCTCTAAAAGATACGTTTATTGGTTCAGCAAAGATTAATCTTGAAGATGTGATTGACTTAAAAGTTGTTTCTGATGATGAAAAAGAAATTGCTGCAGTTGAAAAATATTTTTCTGAAAACACAAATAAGTTTGTTGATAAAGACGGTCACAAGATTGAGCAGCTTGTTATTACGATCAATAAAATTGAGGATAGTGACGCAAAAGGTAATGTAAAAGAATTTGAAGAACCTACCTTTTACACGAAGTCAAAGGCAGAAGTTCAATTTGGGAATAATTTGGATCATACAGGAAAAGCACGATTAGTTGTTTACTTTGGTTATAATGAGGATTATGACCGCAATTATACGCGTATGAATACCGCAATATTTGATGATGTTGCCAATGTGGTGGTTCACCCGACTAACGGTGTCACAGACGAAGATTTCAATTTCTAATATTAAAAGCACTTACTTGATTGTAAGTGCTTTTTATTATAGTCCTAACGTTGAGATTATTCTATCAGCAATTAATGAATGACCTTTATCACCAGGGTGAGACGCTTCACCAGCTGATGTCACCGTCCATGACGTACCGTCTATGCCTGTTCTGACGGCACCAATATAACTTTTGGTGTCAGACATACGGGCAATATCTGTAATATCAATTTGAGTGGCGTTAGCTTGTAAGCATGCTTCTTTTAAAGCATTCAAGAAATCATCTGATGAGTACCAACGAGCCACCCAATAAACTTTTGCTTTCGGTGCTTTTGTGTGAATATTATTTAATAAAGTAACTGCGTCTGTTTTAAATTGACTTGTTCCACTATCGTGAACGTTGTCAATTAACTGTAAGATAACAATGTCACTATCTGAGTCAATTTGTGGAGAAACATATTGATTCCAGGCATCAATTCTGCCTTGTCCTGGTGTGGCGGTTTCCCAATTACCGCCAGTCCCACGGTTACCAATATCTAAAGTAGGGTATTTGTTTTTTAGATAACTCGTCAATAAATACCAATAATCGTGATACTGGTCAGAAGATGCCATACCTATATCACCTGTGGTGTGAGTCAAACTATTTCCTATAACGCGTAATTTTTTAGGTGAAATGTTAACAGCAACTAGATTTCCATCGTTGTCAATGGTAATTCCATATTTTGTGCCATCTGGTGCAGTTAAATTAATATTTGAACCTGATCCCGCTAAGTCATCAATTCTTTTATTGGTGGTGTTAATAACTTCATTGACGTCCGATATTTTAGCGTTGACGTTTTTCTCTATTACAGTATAAGAAAATGGCACAACAACATTTTCTTCATAGAAGTAATAACCTTTATACACTGAACCGTCAAGATAATGATCACTATCTTGTATCAATGTTTTTTGTTGATGTGTATTTACTGTGTCAGGTGTATATACACCAACATCATTGATGTTAACAAATATTTTGAATGACGGTTCCATACTAATTTTTCTAGATGTTAAGTCAATATCATTGTAACCTACATTAACACTTAATGTAAACGTTGTGTTGGAAACAAGCAGCATATTTTGATCTAACTGCCCAACAGTTATGGTTAATGTTCCAGCGCTTTTGGCATAAATTTTAAAGCGTTCTAAAATTCCATTAACAACAGATGATGAACTTGTGTAAGTAGCAAGCATTCCACCATTTACTGCTTTTTCAGCTGACTGATTAATATTAATAGGTGAGTCACCAATTTCAGATTTTTTTCTTAATCCAATATTTTCAAAAATTTCGTTTTGAGAACGATAATTTTCATTAAACCCAATGGTGTTTGAAACAGATAAACTTTTTAATATCATAGTGTCAGCACCAGCAACAACAAACAATACGCCAAACGTGTTTTTAATTGCAGCAGTTGAAAACTCTGCGGGTGTAACGCGGTATAAATAGCGATTAATACCATTCTTTAGTGTTTCAGTGTCAATTAAATTACTTTCAGAAAAGCGTATTTTAAAGTCGCCAAGTGAAGTTGAACTTGTGATTAAAAATCCTCCAGTGTTATTAACGGATCCCATTTCAACGGTAATAAATACATCTTTTGATGTGTCAACATTTACAAAGAAACCAAACCCACCATTACCAGTTGCCATAACACGTGTGAACGTTAATTTGTCTGTGTCAACTTTAAACATGTCACCAGGTTGACCAAAGGCACTACGATAAGTACTAAAGTCCAAACGGTTGTTATAAATTTGCTCTACATTAGCACTTCTAATTTCTTCATCAAAACTTGATAAATTGAAGCTATTATAGTTAAATTTAATATTAGTTACTGTGAAATCGTAGTCGTCACCACTTGAAAATAAAATACTACCTTTATTTGTTATCCCTGTTAATGTTGACAAATCAACTTGCAGGTAAGCTCTTTGTGTTGTAGCTTTTGTTGATAAATTACCAATTTTAAGCTTTAAATTATCTAAGGGGTCTGCAATATAAATACCATTCATTTTATCTGAATCACGACTTGCTTGATAGTCAAATGATAAATAGGCATAACCCGTTTTTTTAATTGGTTTTTTAAAGTCAAACGGTACTAAAGCGCCTGTTCCCTTATTGACAACGCCACGGAAAATGAAACTAGTTTCACTCAATTGGGTTACTGATTGCGCTTGTGCGTAATTTCTAATTTTATTCAATAATAAGTATGAAATATTAATATTACCATAATTTACACGATTAACTTCAGTGACATCAACGGTATTTTCAGCGATTGCCATTGATTGATAAACACCTGCGTCCGTCCATGAGCCATTAACCCAAACATACTTATGACCATTGTCAGCAGCAACATAAACATCTGTACTACCATTGGGTAATAACGCAACCAGAGCAGCAAGTGAGGCAATTGGTTTAGGCGTTATGACAATAGCATTAGCAACAATATTATTGTATTTATCGTTTAACTCTTTTTCTAATTCAGTATCTCGATTATGTAACGATTCTAAATCATCATTAATTTTTTTAATATCACCGTCTAATTCAGTAAACGTATTGTTAACTGCGTCCTTAAAATCATTATAATTTTTAGTAAAGACGTTTCCCCATTGTTGAAACCAAAATAACCACTCATCAAAAGTTGTGTTAGGCAAAGCAATGACTCCAGTTAAACCTAAAGCGCTAAAAGCATTTGACCAAGTGGCATAAAACTTACTTTGTTTGAACTCCGGTAAGTTAGGGACACTATCCCCTTTATTTGCATTTACCGCGTCAACAATTTGTTGCAAATCTTCATCAGTTAAAGCCATATTTTTTCTCCTAATTAAAATAGCATGTTGGACATAACAGCACGTCTCACCGTGTCCTATCCTTAGCGCAGTTTTACCTGTTGAGTCACTAAGCATTTGTTATGGCCATACATGCCTTAAAAATATTATATCACATTAAAATAAAAAAACCACTCTAATGAGTGGCTCACGCTTGCAAATTTGTCATATCAGAAAAGGAGTTAAGCATCAATGACTATTTATAGTTTATCAAATTATTTTACTTCTGTCAATGTGGCTGGTGACGCTGAAACTTCTCCATATCGAGTGCCAAATTTAATAATATTTCTATCAGCATACGTTACTTTAATACGATCGTCGTTGTGTAGGCGGAAGTAGTCCCCAACATCAATCTTTTGATCGTTCCAGTTAATATTACCGTTCTTATCACACTTATCAACGCTTTCAGGTGACAAACCGTAATCTTTCCACGTTGGGTATTCAGTTCCAGCCAGTCCATAACTAATAATTTGGTCCAATTCGAACACATGAGCAAATTCGTCAACACGGTAAACACCAGATTTAAAGTATTCTCCAGCGTATAGAATTTGATCAACTTTATTTCCGCTTGTATTGCTTCCATCGTTGTTGCCGTTTATTTGATTTGCTCGGACAATAACTTTAGCCACGTCGATCCCCCCCGGACATCGTGTACTTACTACTGCGTTATGAGGGATAACGTGTGTATTATCAATTGGAAATCCATAGCGTTTTGCAATGTCGGCAACTAGTCGAGATAGATTTTCAAATGTCTCTGTACTAATATTCCAATTTGGTTCACCTGTAGAATTTTTGTTTTCAATACCTATTGAACGCGCATTCATATTAGCATTTCCTGCATGCCATGCGGTAGTATTTTCTCCTACTGTTCCGATTATTTGACCATCAGCTACTTCATAGTGTGCTGATGTTTGAGCACTTCCATTTGCTAACCATGTACTAATCGCCACTTGCGCGTTTGTAGTTGCATTGTGATGAATCACAATTCTGTCAATTGGTTGTCTAGTGATGCCACCACACGCCATAGCTCTTGCGTCAGCACTAGTAATTAAGTCACTATATAAATCTCCGTTAATATTTTTTGTCATTTTACATTTCCTTTCCGTTACTTTCAGTACTAGCTGATGACGGCTCTTCAATCATTTTTTGTACTTTAACATGATATTCATCTTCTACCCATTTTGTTAACCATGTAGGAATATCGAAACCAGCTAGTTGTGCGTTTGCGAAAATTGACTTCAACATAAATTGTCCGATAACAATCGTTAAAATTAATGATATTACATCAAAAATAGCTGTGTTGAATACAAAGTCACGTCCACCAATATGCGTAGGTATTACGCTCATTAAAATCGTCAGTGCCCATATACAAACTGGAAACAAGGCTAACGGTACATTTGTTTTTAATCCGTCTAAACCACCACCACTTGTAATGGCCACTTTGTTTAATTTTCGCCATTTTGTGCCTAAAAAGGTATCAAAAAAGACAAATATGAATAATATTGCTGATTCAGTACAACCGTTCAAATTACTGTACATATATCGTAAAATTTCGCTGTATTCCATTAATATACTCCCATAAATAAGTGATATTGACGAGTAGCCCTCGTCCATAGATTAAGATACACGCCATTAGCAAATGTGTCAAGTTCAGTAACTAATTGCATTAAAGTTGCGTTTCGACTATTAGCATTGGATTCGCTGTTATTTTTTTGTGTGGCGTCACTATTGTTTGTGCCAGTTGATTTTGCCCCCGCTACGACACTAGCATAATTAAAGTTATAATCTTTCGTTGGGTCAGAACTATCTAACGAAAAATCTAAGGCATTTTGTGGTACATCAGCATTTGCGTTTAGTTGATTACTAGCATTTGTTCCCGTTTGTGAAGCAACACTATCATTAGTACCAACTCCGTGACTGACTGATGTTTGTAACCAATCATTTTGGTCTAAAGCTTGATACTGTTTAATGAAACGTGGCATCTCACTATTTAAGAAGTCACTAACTAATACAAACCAATTTAGCGTATTTTCCTGGCTAATTTCCAGTGAATAAAAATGGCGCAAAAAATTTCTTTCAAAGGTAACTAAAAATTTATTGTTTATTTCTGCATCACTACTGATTTGATAGGGAAAATCACCAATATTGTCTTTAAAAAACGATAGAACAGCATTATCATCGTTTAAGGCTTGTAGTGGGGAAGGAGAGAAAAAGTTACTATTTAATTGAGGGTTACGAGCGGTAACTGTTGCCATGAATAACGAGCTAAGTTCGATTGTATATTTTGCCATTATTCTGTCTCACTTTCATCAACGTTAATGTCAGTGTCTTGTTTAATAAGATACTGATATGCACTTTGATTAAATTCAGCTTTCAAATTGGATCCGCTAATACGATTCAATAAATCTAGTTTACGCTGCTGCGGGCTAAGGTAAATATTACCACTAGCTTCCGTGTATTGGTTGTTAGCGTCCGTTTCATGAATATTCATTCGCTCTTTTTTAGCATTTTCAATGGCGTTAACGCCCAAATTGGTTAACATTTCATACATTAAATTACCTTTTGAATCACGTAAACTACCAAGACGGTCAGGAACTTCAATATTATTCAAGGTTAAAATATCTTCTACACTAGTGTTGATTTCTGTGTTTAATTTAAAGAATGTTTGACCGTTTTCAATCCCGTTATACACTTGCTCGGGTGTAATATCCTTGTTGGTTGACCAACCAAAATATGCTAAGCGCATTAATTTAGCGTTGTGTAATTCACTTGCCTTAATCATGGCCATTTGTTCAGCGTAGGTGTCAATCATTTGCCAATCACTAACCGTTTGTTCACCCAACAAATAAGTAAATTTATTCGGGATAACAACAAAGAAACCGTCTTTAAATAATTCTTTATCACTTACATTTAAATGTGTGATTTGTCGGAGATCACTATTAGTTAATTCATCATGAATTGTGTTAGAAGTTTTTAGAACACTATCCCCAAACATTGAGAAACCAACATCAGCACCAGCGTTAAACTGATAATTTAAGACATGTAAATCATCTTTAGATGTTCCACCAATAGCCGTGAACCCAACATTACGTAACTGCCATTGTGCGTATAGAATATCTAACGTGTCAGGTGCTTGTTTATAATCAATTAAAGTGACCAATAAATTACGTAGTTGGTCCTGATAAATGCGTTTAAAGTCACCTTGTATTTTACCAACTGCACCACCTGTAAAGGGTTGTTTTTTATTTTTTCGCACCATATTGGCTTCAAGTTCACTCATATTATCATTTAAATGAGCAATTTCTTTTTGATTAGCAATTAATGTTGCTTCAAGTTCATCTTGTTTTTTTCTAGATTGCCAAGGCATAATAATTCCTTTCTAATAAAAAACGGCTTTCGCCGTTTAATTTATGCGCCAGTTCCAGTAGGTGCGGTGATAAGTTTTGACGTATCAATCAGTACAGCGTTATTCAATGCTGACATGATAACCATATAAGTTGCTTGTCGAATATTTATGTTGTAGTAATCGTCATAAGGGTTTTCTAACACACGCAAGCGTGTGCGTTTCTTATCCCACATTTGAATTACATCTTGATCCAATACAATTGGCTTAATGGCTGAACCGTCCAAAGCCTTAAAAGCGTCGGTTGCTCCAGGTGCTGCAACACTACCCGCTTTGATAGTTGAACCAATTAGGTTGGTATTACCGTCAACAAACCCGCTTGATATATCTTCTGGTGTAACCACATGGTCTGCTGAATACTTCCACAAATCAGGCCATACAGGAACACGGAAACGTTTAATATATTGATCATATAGCAAGTCGGCGTTAAACATGTTAGCACCCAATTGCATATCAATATTAACAGAATCTTTTGAGGGGACCAAGCTCCAAATTTGTTCAGCTGCAGTACCTTGCTGCCAACTTAATGAATTGTACTTATCAGTGTAGTACTGTAAGTCCGCTTCAATTTGCTTCATGGTTGTTGCCATTTCAAGTGTTGTTGGCGCTGTTCCAGGTGTCGCTGCTTTCAATGATGGAATCGTTGTACCAGTTTTGGCATCAATAGAGGTTAACTTACCCTCATAAATGGCGTTCAAAATGGCTGTTTGTAGAGTTTGCATTTCTGACAAAACCATACCATTAACAAGGCTGGCAATATTTCCGTATACCCAATCATTAAATGTGCGGTAATCATTGAAATATTGATCGTCAACCGTATCAACAATTGTTGCCTTATCTTTCTTAGAGAATAGGAAAGTATAAGTGTCCGCATGCTTTTCAACGAATTTAACCGCCCAAGGGTTTTCGACACCAAGCGTTTGCATTGAAAAATCAACTGGCTTTGAAGGGTTGAATACAGCCCCTTCAATTTTTCCGCCAAGTGATAAGATACCACGATAAAACATTGATAGGGGGTGCGTTGCCATGGTGTATTTCATAAAGGTCATGGCATACTTCACTGCAAAGTTGTCAAGTGTCTTATTTAATAGATCAGGGTCAGCGGTAAAATCACGCCCCCAAGCAATTAAATCACGACCAGCTACATAATTTGGACCCGTTACGTCGCGTAGTACTGATTGTGTCAATACCTCATCTTTAGTCATACCGTCGGGAACGGTAATCTCTTTCCCACTAGCTTTTTCAACAGCTAGCACTAACTTACTATCGGCCATTATTCGGCTCCTTTCACTTGATTATCTAAGGCATCTAAAGCGTCACCATAATCATTTTTATCATCATTATGCTTTGAAACAGATTCGGGATCTTTCAAATCAAGCAATTCAAGACGTTTGCGATTCAATTCAGTATTGGCTGCTGCATTTTTTGCTGACAAATCAGCAATTACTGCTGACTGGTCAGCGTTTTCTTCTGCAGCTGCAACTACTAATTCTTGCAATTCAGTGACTGACTCAACACGATCATCAAATGCGGGGTTAATCGTATCTGTGTCGTCCATAAAAATTGACTTAATCAAATTAACTGCGTGTTCTTTATCCATTGCTTACACCTCGGCTAATAATTTCAGACGTGCGTTCAATTGGTGCGTTTGCTCCTGGTTCTAGGAATGCAGGCATTTTCATATCACGCTCGTCCGTGTACCAACGATCAGCGGTATAAGAAGACTCTTGACCGCTAATAACATTAGAACTCGTAACAGTGCGCTTTACCATACCTGCAGGTTGTGTAAATGGTTGTACCATGGTGTTTAATTTCCTTTCAGTTAATAAATTTATTCTACCACATCAGTGCTAAAGTTGCCAGTTATGGCGTCGTCTGACATTAACGCTGTATAATCTGAAAAATTAGCAAGCATATTCTGAATTTGTAGTAAATTTTTATCTGTTCCAGCTGGACTGTAACTAACGTTCTTTTGTTTATTTTCAGCATCATAATTAAATATATTTGAATAATCGTGCCAGATTGTAATACCTGCGGTATAAGCTGCTTCAATTTGTTCCACGTCTTTAATAGGAATATTTAAGTTAGCTTTGACTGGTTGAAAATGTACCGTAGCACAGCGAATATAATTATAACGACTTCTAGAATTGACAACGTTCATAAAATCAGTTGAACTTAACCATTTATTTAATGAGTAGCCAAACATTGTAAAATACATATCTGTCTGAATAATCCTGTCAACAGGTTCTGTCAATACACTAAACATAGTCAAATAATTTAATGTTTGATAAGTAAAGTACACATTTCCCGCTTGCTGAATAACAGTGTCAGGGGCATTCTTCAAATCAGACTGACCAGCATTAAAATTAGCAATAACGTTTTCAAAATTATTTGCAGCAATTTTTTGAGATGTTTGAATATTGTTATCTGTTGTTTTGGATGATAACTTATTGGCTATTGCTTGATTAGCACGTTGCGTTGATTGGTTTTGATTAATAGATGAATTACTTTGAGAAGCGCTGAATGCTCCTTTTGCAACACCTGCTACACCGCTACCAATCATACCGCCTAAGCCACCAGCTATGCCAGACGCTGATCCAGTTAAACCGCCACCAATACCACCAGCTAGTAAATTAGAGGTATCACTATCCATTGATACACCAAACGCATCACCAACATCTTGCACAATATTCGCACCAGTTTTAATATCACGCTGGGCTTTTTCATTTAATTGCGAATTTTTTAATTGCGAATTAGTTGCGTTAATAGAAGCTTGATTATTTCGTTTGGCATTTGCATTTGTAATATTATTGTTGGTAACAGATAATTGCGCGTTAGATTGCACCATAGCATTACGATTCTGATTCAATGCATTTGTCGATGTAAAGGTGTCACTAATAATTGGTATTTCTCGTCCCTCGGTTTGGAATATACCGTTTTGAAACAATAAATTACGATATTGTGCTGTTCCGTCATTCGGTTGTCCCGTCAACACTTTATAATTATCTACCCCTGTAAATATTTTATTTGATAAGCCAAGTGAGCCAGCGCGTTTAAATTTTAACGTAGCGTTAGGACTAGAATAATTAATTAAGGCTGGATTGTAACTAGCATATCCACCAAAACCATCACTAATGTCTATCCTAGCAAATGGTTCATAAGACGTTTTGACGTTTCGAATAACATAATTTGAACCGGCTGATTGTAACAATTGGTCTTGTTTTGAACGAACGAGTGAATACGGACTAATACCCGTATCCCATGTTTTTAAAGCGTTGGCCACGCCATCAACTCTAAATAATGAAAAACTACCAGCTGTACCAGAAGCGGTAAATACACCGCCCGACAAGGTTTCGTCAGGAACGCTAACTGTATTACCGCTTAAAGTAAAGTTGAACCCTAAATCTTCGCTACTAAATCCACTGACAAACTGCATTGATGAAACTAAATTACCATCTGTACCTATTGTAATAGCTAAATCATTTAAACTACCTTGCGCTGGCACATCAGCACCACGACAACTAAATGCGTAAGTTTGTTGTGTCATTGGGTTAAACGGAATAATTAAATAATATAAAATATTTGGTGCATGAATTTGTGAAGGTGTAAAACCGTCAAATGGCGAATCAGGGGAATCAGTTCCCCAATTTTTCATAACTTGCCAAACTGCCCATGAAACGCTAGCGCTAGCGGTGGCAAAATTGAATTTTACATTATCGATGTACGTTGTTTGTAAAGTTGTTGTTGCACTAATTTCTTCGGTATTAATATTTGCTTGATAAATATTTTGACCGTCAGACGAAATATCGTCAATATGGCCGCGTTCTACTGGGGTTGAATTAATTGGTTTTAAATTAACATTGGGCAACCAAGTTGTGAAAACATCTTTTGTAAAGTTAATTAACGTAACACCCTCATTTAAATATTTAAAATCGTTAATTTTAGCATAAAAAATTGTTGAGTTTGTTGACCCTAGATTCCAATAATTTTCGACACGAATATAATTATATGCTTGTATATTTTCAAGTATTCTCGGAAACCTAATGGGCATATCTTCACTTTGATGTGAAAAATTAATAATATCTAACTGCTGGATTCTAGTTTTATTTAGTAAATAATTATCTACCTCATCATAAGTTTTAAAATCTAAATAATCTCGATAAGTATTTTGTAATTCATTTACTGCAAACAAGGTAATTCTAGTAAGGTTACGCGTTGGTGCTTGTTCCTGTAAATTATTTGCTGCAGTTTCAGCAGCCTCACTCGCAAATGGTATCATAAGTTAAAATAGCATTGTATTAAACAATGCAGCTCCTTCCAAGTTTTTTGACTTTTTTGCTTTCGGGTAACTAGGTGGTGTCGGATCACTACCTCCACCATCAGAACCGCCACTAGTAAAATGAAAAGCGTCAATATTAACATGAGCATTTAAAACATTTCTCATGTTTGACTTTTGTGCGTCAGTTACCGAAAATACATTATTTGCTGTCATTTGCCCTAACTGTTCGGCACGTTCTTTTGTAATATAAGGGTTTGGCCATGTTTCACCGCCGTTGGCAACATCGCCGCCCGCGTCCCCAACAATGTCTTGCTGAAACGTAAAATTATGCCATGCTAATCCGTCTGGATTTGACCCTAAATTAACAACACTCATATGCATATGATGACCTGTTGAAATACCCGCACCACCTGTGTCACCTAAAAAGTCACCCTGACTAAATTTTTTTCCGTTAACATACACACTAGGGTCAATCGTGTGTGCTAATACCATACCCATATATCCGGTTTTACCGTCAGCAAATTGTACCATTTGTTGTGATACTAATGTTCTGGTGTAGTATGGTGTCATTTGTTGATATGTTGTAACAAGGTCAACAGGAGCATAATAGGGCTTAACGCTTGTATCCTGTGGTTGAATATCATAAGCGCTAAAATCATCATGGTCATTTGCACTGGGGTCAAATTGGAATGGTCCTTGTGTGAATTGTATTGGTAAATCATCTTTAAACGGCCATTGCGGTACTTGTAACGTAATACCATTAAAACCAATCTTTTGTACTTCTGCAACATCTGCTTGCGCTGAATCAACACGCTGCGCGCCATATATGTAAGCTGGTCGCTCCCAATTACCTATAAAAGCAATAGTCAAATCAACGGCGCTTGCGCCAGAGTTTAAAAAATCTGACCAACTATTTACATTTGCCATTGACGCTGGTTCGCTAATACCCGCGGCACCCCACCAACCAGAATGTGCAATATACTGCCCTGAATCGTCTAGCATATAATCCACTTGCCCTTGCCAATCACCAAGTGTTATTTTACCCGCATACGGTGTCCATTGCCATATACCACCGCCACCATCGCCCGATACCGCACTAGGGTTAACACCTGATTCATGTGCAGCGTTAACAATTAGTGCTATCTTAACAGGGTCTTTTAATTTGTTAAAACGGTTTTGACTTGCTAATTTTTTAGCTCTATCAACACCAGCTGCGTCTAATAATGCCATATTTTACTCTCCTGCAAATCTCGATTTCTGTAAGTATCGTATAAACAATGATCGTGTCTTAACGTCTGTAAACAATAGTGTCGTATTTTGAAAATGCTGCTTCACAATGTTATATACCTCAGTTGGTATTAAGGGAAATTCTTCACGAATGTCAACAAATCGCATGGCAAAACGCTGCTTGTTCGAATTATTTCCGTTACGTGATATAACAATTGAGCCAGAACGTTCATATAAATAAAAAATTTCATCGTTCATTTCAAGCGTGATAATTTGTTTTTCACCACGCTGCAATTTAGTAATAAAATCGTTGAACTCATTATCAAAATTGTTTGCAATGGTTGAACCATTTTCGCCTTCTAATTTAATAACCGCTCGGGTTAAAGCTGTACCCTCATCTTGCTTTAATAGTTCATCAGATGTTTGATACATCACTATTTTATGATCACCAATTTTTGTAATTCGGTTTGTTGGTAATATTTCAAAATCTAAGAAATAATTATTATATAAATTGGTTGCGTTAGCTAAAAATATCGCATGAAACTTTCTTGAATCACGAAAAACTGTTTTTGAAAACTGAATAAATTTCATCGTTTCGTTTGGTAACTCACGGTTATTCATGTCGATAAATTCATCATAATAGATACGTGATACGTCCGCAAATGATGTTGACTTAACTTTTGCTGATGTTGATAGCCCAATCATGTATATGGCTGGCTCTCCGTCCACACACACCATATCCATCTTTTCAACGGCTCCTTCCATATATACACGGTCTCGTGTAATTTCACTCTTAGTTAATTTGGATAACAAAGGAATATCTATACCAACTGTGTCAACTTCAACTTGATAACGTCTTAAATAAACTGCTTTAAGCTTATTTTTCTTATATTCATTAATGGCGCTGACAAACGTGTTAATTGTCTTTCCAACACCACGCGCCCCTAGAATGTAAGTAAAACGGTGTCTATCGTCTATAAAATTGTTTATGGTTATATATTTTTCTTCTGTCATACCATAATTATAGCATAAAAGCCACTTTAGCTAATACAAAGCTAAAACGGCTATTAATATAATTAAAAATATAAACGATATTAGATATTTTGTTATTAAAATAAATACTAGATAAGCGGATAAAATTGATAGTATAGTGAAGAAAAGTAATAGTATTGTAAATATTATTTTCATAAGTAATACTCACTAATTATTAATACTTGTGGTAGTTGTGATTTTTCTTTACTTCTTACAAAATACTTCTTTTCTGGAACAATCACAATCGGTTTCTTTTGATATTTCATGTTATTTCTCCTTTATTAATGAAATAGGTTAAATAAAACAAACAATAGTATAGAAATACTCATAATTGTGATTGAAAAATAATCAGTATTTCCGTTTAAACATTCTAACATCGTAATTAACCAACTAACAAAAAATATACTTAATATACTAGCATAAACAATAGCAATAATCATAATTTTACTCCTTTACCAATGCTTCACGATCGTGCGCTTGCTTGTCTCTTGCTTACGCGGTGGCTTTGTGCTATCCACCGTTCTGGTCTCGTTACTGTTCCATATTTTTAGTGTTGTCATTTGATGACCGCCATTATTGCGTTTATTAAATTTAACGGTACGATTATTGAAATTATAACAATAATAATCAGAGCAGTTATATTCTTATCTTTCCAAGGTGTAAACATTACAATCATCATGATCATTAGTATAATTGCATATATTAATCCAGTCATTTTAGATCTCCTTTTCTATAAACCTATTATAGCACACATCTAACATGTAAGGGTAGTGAAGTGTAATTATTTCGTTATTGTTTAAGAA